AGAACATGTTTTCGCACGTCGCCGAGGCAGCGCAGTACCTGCTGGTCGGCGGCGGCGAGCACCGGCCGATGGTGACCAGAAAGCGCCCCGACGGATCCGTCCGGCCAAGCCGGGCGATCATGGATTGATTTTCGCAGTCCACTGCGCGCGCGCGTAGACAGACTGGCGGCATTCCATCAATGGTGCCGCCATGTCGAGCTTCCTGTCCAAACCCAGCACCCCCAAAATTCCGGACCCGCTCGCGCCCGCCGCGCCGCCGGCAGCGACCGATGCGGCTGCCGCCGGCCAGTCCGAAGCTGAACGCCTGCGCCGCCGACGCGGCACGGCCAGCACCATCCTGACGTCCGACACCACGGCCGCGCCCGGTTCGGTGGCAACGAAGACGCTGCTGGGTTCCTGATGGACAACCAGGACGTCGAGCTGGTGCGGGAAATCATGGCCGACCAAGCGGCCATGGAAGCGGCGCGCGAGTCGTTCCACGGGCAGTGGAATGAGGTGATCGAGCAGGTTTTGCCGCGTTATCGCAAGTTTGGCGAGGCCGCCAACAACACGCCCGGGCAGAAGCGGACCGAGAAGATCTACGACGCCACTCCTATGCTGGCCCTGCGGCACTTTGCAGCTGCCGAGGATTCCCTGATCACGCCGCGTGTGCAGAAGTGGCACCGGCTGACGGTTTCGATTGAGGACCTGAAGGATTCCCCGCCGGTCCGCCAGTACCTGGAACAGGTCACCAACACCCTTTTCGCCCACCGGTACCGCTGGCGCGCCAACTTCGCTGCGCAGATCGGCGAGTCGTACATCAGCCACGGGGCCTTTGGCGCCGGCGGCATCATGATCGACGATGTGCTGGGGGATGGCATCCGGTACCGCACGCTCAGCATGAGCCGAACGTGGTTCAGCGAGGACGCGTTCGGCATGGTCGATAAGTGCCACGTCAAGTGGGGATTGACGCTGCGCCAGGCCGCTCAGAAGTTTGGTCGGGATGCGCTCACCCCGTCGATGCAGCTGGCGCTGGAGCGCAGCCCGGAGGCCGTCTACCAGTTCCTTCACGCCATCCGGCCGCGCACCGAGCGGGACAACAGCCGGGTCGACAGCCGAAATATGCCGATCCAATCGGTCTGGCTGTGCCTTGATGCCGGCAACCACGTGGTCCAGCACAGTGGGTACAGAACGTTCCCGGCCGCCATTGGTCGCTTCTACGCAACCGATGATTCTCCGTACGGCTATTCCCCGGCGATGGACTCGTTGCCGGACGTGCGCATGCTGAATGCCATGGAGAAAACCAATATCAAGGGCGCCCAGAAGGCCGTGGACCCGCCCCTGATCCTGGCGGACGACGGCGCGCTGGAGGCGTTCGACCTGAGGGCAGGTGCCCTGAACTTTGGGTATATGGGCATGAACGGCAACGAGCTGGTCAAACCCCTTGGCCTTGGTGCCAATGTGCCCATGGGAATCGACTATGCGAACCAAAAGCGCGAGGCCGTGAACCTGGGGTTCTACGTCACGTTGTTCCAGATCCTGGTCGACAACCACCAGATGACGGCCACCGAGGTCTTGCAGCGTGCCCAGGAAAAGGGCGTGTTGCTCGGGCCCACTATGGGCCGCGTTCAGTCCGAAATGTTGGGCGCGCTGATCACACGAGAGGTCGACATCTTGTCGCATGCGGGCGTGCTGCCGGAGATGCCACCTCAACTCCAGGAGGCTGGCGGTGCGGTAGAGATCGAGTACGACAGCCCATTGAACCAGGCGATGCGAGCGGAAGAAGGCGCGAACGTCTTGCGCTGGGCTGAAGCCTCGTCGCCGTTCATCCAGGCTGACCCGAATGCTGCCCGCGCCATGAATGCTGAGGCGATCGTCCGGGGTCTGGGTGACGTCTTCAGCGTGCCGCAGAAGTACATGCGCACTGAGGAAGAAGTGGCCGAGCAGGACGCCGCCGCCATGCAACAACAGCAGGCCGCCCAGCTGCTTGAGGCCGCGCCTGTCGCCGCCGGCGCCGCCAAGGATCTCACCGCCGCAGCGGTCAACGCTTCCAACGCCCGCATATGAGCATCCCATTCAAATTCCGCATGATGTTCGGCCGCCGCGCCGCATACCGCCGCGCATTCCTGGACGAAAAAGGCCAGTTGACCGACGCCGGCCAGCGCGTCATGGCCGACCTGGCCAAGTTCTGCCGCGTCCGTGAGTCCATCACTGTCGTCTCGCCGATCACGCGCACCGTAGACACCCACGCCTCCATGCAGGCCGAGGGGCGTCGGGAGGTGTTCAACCGCCTCTCCTATTACCTCAACCTCAGTGAGCAAGACATTTTCCAGTTGATGGAGCGAGAACATGCACGTCCTGAATAAACGCCAACTCTTTGCCCGACTGCTGCGCGAGCAGGCCGCCGGCGACACCCCACCTGCTGGCGGTGAAGCCCAGGCAACCCCGCCGGCCCCTGTCGCAGCCGCCGCTGCGACTCCCCCTGGAGATTCGCAGGTTACTGCGCCCGCCTGGCACGAAAGTATCCAAGACGCTGGTTTGAAAGCGTTCATCGAAGGTAAGGGTTTCAAGGATGCGGGCGAAGCCGTAAAGGCGCTGCATGACCTGGAAGGCCTGACGGCAAAGCCGGATTCGGTGGACGCGTACAAGCTGCCGGTGCCGGAGGGTCAGGACGGGGCGTTCGCGGGCGAGGCGGCGAAATGGATGCACGAGGCCGGCATCCCCGTGGCGCAGGCCCAGGCCCTCGCTACGAAGTGGAACCAGTACCAGGCGGACGTCCAGCAGGCAGCAGATACCGAACGCCAGCAGCAAGGCGAGCGTGACGTGCAGGCCCTGAAGAAGGAGTGGGGCGGCGAATACGACGCCAACACCGAACTGGCGCGCCGCGCGGTACGGACATTTGGTGCGGACGAGCAGACGCTTGAAAAGATTTCCAAGTCCCTCGGCGATGGCGAAACCCTGCGGTTCTTCCACCGCATCGGCAAGCATCTCGGCGAGGGAACCCTGATACCGGCGGGCGGCGATCGCGGCGCAAACCCCCCGGCCAACTCTGACGCCGCACGAGCCGCTCGGATGTTCCCGAGCATGAAGACCTCTTAACCACCCAGGAGATATCGATGCCCACCATCGGTAACGAATCGCTCAGCATCATCGACGTCGCCAAGCGGCTCGACCCCAATGGCGACACCGCCGATGTGGCCGAACTGCTGGCGCAGACCAACGAAATCGTCCAGGATATTCCCTGGGTCGAGGGCAACCTGCCCACCGGCAACCGCACTACGATCCGGACCGGCTACCCGTCCACGACGTGGCGCAAGCTGTACGGCGGCACCCCGGTGTCCAAGTCCACGACCGCGCAAGTGGACGACGCTTGCGGCATGCTGACCGCGCGTAGCGAACCCGACGTCAAGGCCGTGCGCATGGCCAACGATCCCGGCGCGTTCCGCTTGGACGAGGCCAACGCCTTCATCGAGAAAATGGGCCAGGACTTCGCCACGGCGTTCCTGTACGGCGACACGTCCATCAACCCCGAGCAGTTCTACGGCCTGCAGCCGCGCTATTCCGCAATCAGCGGCAGCAACGTCTCGCAGAACATCATCAGCGCCGGCGGCAGTGGTAGCGACAACACCTCCATCTATCTCGTCGGCTGGGGCAAGAACAAGGTTTTCGGCATCTATCCGAAAAACTCCAAGGCGGGCCTCACGCACCAGGATCTGGGCGAGCTGGACGCGTTCGACGCCAACAACGATCGCTACCGCGCCTACGGCGACCTGTTCGAATGGGACTGCGGCCTGGTCGTGAAGGACTGGCGCTATGTGTCCCGCATCTGCAATATCGATGTGTCTGACGCGTCGTCCGGCACCGGCACGATGGCGAACCAGAAGCTGATCGAGCTGATGATCGATGCCAAGAACCGCCTGCCCATGTTGACCGGCGGCGGCGTTCAGCCGCGGTTCTACGTGAACCGCACGATCAAGTCGGCGCTGGAAAAGATGGCCTTGAACAAGTCCAGCGCTGCCTTGTCGATCCGCGAGGCCGCAGGCCAGTTCGAAACCAATTTTCTGGGCATCCCCATCCGCCTGGTCGATCAACTGCTGAACACCGAGTCGGCTGTCAGCTAAGGAACGGCGCCGCCTTCGGGCGGCCTCATCCCCAAGAAACTGGAGATATCCATGATTCTCGACAAGACCAACGAATTCTCGGACGGCCAAGCGGTTACCGCGACCGCCATCTCGACGAACGTCATTGACCACAACCCCGCCAACAAGAATGCCACGGTCGACATCGGCACCGGCGAGGACGTCTATCTGGTCGTCCAGGTCGACCAAGCCGCAACCGCCGCCGGCGCCGCCACGGTGGCGATCACGCTGGAATCCAGCGCGGCAGCCGGCCTGACGTCCCCCACGGTGCACTTCACGTCTGCGACCTATGCTCTCGCTGACCTGACGGCAGGCAAAGAGCTGATCAAGGTCAAGCTGCCTTCGGGCGACTACAAGCGCTTCCTGGGCGTGCGTTACACGGTCGGCACGGGCCCGCTGACTGCCGGTCAGTTCTCGGCGTTCCTGGTCAAGGACATCCAGACGAAGCAGCAATACAAGTCTGGCTACACGGTTGCTTAAGCCATGGCCAAGTACATCGCATTGGAGCGGGGCCAAATCCCTGCCAACGTCACTCCGGTCAAGCGGCCGGAGATGACGGGCGAACGCCGGGTCATGCGCATGATCGAAGAGGGGGAGATTTTCGAATTCAACGGCAAGCCCGGCCGCTGGATGCGACCGTACACCCCCGACGACGAGGCCGCGAGCAGCCAGGCGGGAAACGTAAGCGGCCGTCGTGGCCGGAGTTCGACGAGCGAGGCCGCGAGCAGCCAGACCGCCCGGACCGGTTCGCAAGCGCACCCCGGGCGCGTCGGCAACACCGACCGCGAATCGCAATAATGGACTGACCCATGGCCGTCTCTCAGGTAGACATCGCCAACCGCGCCCTCACCAAGCTTGGTGCAGGGCGCATCATTTCTTTGGACGACGATTCGCAGGCGTCGAATACTCTGTCGTCCATGTTCGACATCGTGCGCGATGCCGAGCTGCGCAAGAACCTGTGGCACTTCTCCAAGGCCCGCGCCCAGTTGCCCGCCTTGAGCCAGGCGCCGGAGTTCGGGTTCACTCATCAGTTCCAACTGCCGTCCGACTTTCTGCGCCTCATCGAGGTCAATGGCCGGCGCTGCCAGCCGAAACCGCAGTTGGACGGCTGGTACTCCATCGAGGCCGGCCGGATCCTGATCAGTCAGGCGGGCCCTCTGCGCATCCGCTATGTCAGGCGCGTTGAGGACCCCACGCTGTTCGATGCTCTGTTTGTGGAGGCGTTTGCCTGCAAACTCGCCTTCGAGTCCTGCGAGACGCTGACGCAATCCAACACCAAGAAGCAGACCGCCGCCCAGGAATATGAGGTGGCTGTGGCCGATGCGCGCCGCATGAATGCCATCGAGCGCGCCGCGGTGGCGACTGCTGACGATTCCTGGCTGGAGAGCCGACTGTAATGGCCAAGGATACACCGATCCAGAACACATTCGACGGCGGCGTGCTGAGCCCGTTGCTCGCCGGCAGAACGGACCTGGCCAAGTATTTCAACGGCTGCGCGGTGCTGGAGAATTTCTTGCCATCAGTGCAGGGGCCGCTCGTGCGTCGCGGTGGCACTCAATACATTTTCGGGATCAAGAGTGGCGCGGTGCGGTCATGGTTGATCCGCTTCCAGGTGTCCGAGCGCGTTTCCTACATGCTGGAGTTCGGTCATCAGTATGTCCGCTTCTACACCAACCGCGGCCTGCTGGTGGTGGGCGGCTCGCCGGTGGAAGTGGCCACGCCGTACACGGCTGCCGATCTGACCGCGGAGGATGGCACCTGCAACCTGCGCGTCGTGCAGAGCGCGGACACCATGTACATATTCCATCGTCTGTATCAGACCCGGAAGCTGCTGCGACTGAGCGCGACGTCCTTCTCGATGGTGCTGGCCGACTTCACAGAAGGGCCGTTTGATGACGTGAACTCGAATGAGGGGATCACCGTCACGACCAATGCGGAGGTGGGCGCCGTCACGCTGACGGCAAGCGCGGGCATTTTCCTGCCGGCGCACGTCGGAACGCTGTTCTATCTGGAGACTGCAGACCTTTCCGCGGTGAAGCCTTGGGGCGTTTACCAGGAAGTGAACGTCGGAACCCGGCGCCGGGTCGACAACCGGGTTTATCAATGCACGACTGTGGGTCCGGTGAACTCTGAAGGTCCGCCGGTTACCGGCAACCAGACGCCTATCCACACCGAGGGGCGCGCCTGGGACGGTGACGGCCAGCCTGTTGAAGACGACCAGCGTGGATCGATCGGCGTGGAGTGGGAGTTCCTGCACGCGGGCTACGGCATTGTCCGGATTGAGGGCTATGTCGACGCGCAGCACGTCACGGGCACGATTGTGAAGCGTCTGCCCACGGAGTTGCAGCCGGGCGGGGGAAGCAGCACCATTGTCACGAGCTACCCGATCAGTTCCATGACGCTTTCGACCTCAAGCGCGTCTCGGAGCTTTGTAAGTGCATCGGGCCATCCATTCGCAGACCTGGACGCCGTCGTCATCAGCGGCACAAACTTGAAGGATGCCGATGGCGTCCTTCCTGATATCAGCCGCGATGGATCATATGTAGTGCGTGATCGGGTATCGGCTGGTTTTGATATCAATGCCATTTTCCCCTCTACTGGGGCGTATGCCTATGACCCTCTGGCTTCTGGCATCGCGACTCGGACGACCACGACGAATTACGGCAGCCACACCCCCTCCTGGAAGTGGGCATTCAGCCTTTTCTCTGACGTGAATGGATGGCCCGAGCATGGCGCGTTCTGGCGCCAGCGCTTGGTCCTCATGGCTGGCCGCGTAGGCGCGATGTCGGTCACCTCCGATTTCGAGAACTTCGCTGCGAAGTCGCCCGGCGGGGAGCAGGAGACGGATTCATCCATCGTCTTCAGGCTGAATGCTCGCCAAATCAACCGCGCCGTATGGCTGGTCGAGTCGGACAACCTGATCATCGGCACCGACGGAGACGAATGGATTGTCGGGCCAATTCAGACGAATCAGGCGCTGGGCCCGGCCAACATCCGCGCAGAACGGCGCACTGCATACGGGTCCAGGTCCATCCAGCCGGTGGAAGTCGGCGGCCGCGTCCTGTTCATCCAGGCTTCCGGCCGCAAGCTGCGGGACTACGAGTACAGCTACGACACCAACAATTACGCCTCTTCGGACACCACGAAGCTTGCTTCCAACGTGCTGCTGAGTGGCGTTGTGGATCTGGCCTACCAGCAGGAGCCAGATTCCATCATCTGGGCGGCGCGGGCTGACGGTCGTCTGGTCGGGTGCACGTATGACCAGGAGGCAGGGCGCAGTGACGTCTACGCCTGGCATCCTCATCCCATGGTCAACGGGTTCGTTGAGGCTGTCGAAACCATGCCATCGCCTGACGGCTCAGCCGATGACCTCTGGATGATCGTGCGCCGCCAGGTGAACGGTCAGACCGTTCGCTATGTCGAGATCTTGCGGGCGCCGCTGAAGGAAGAGGAAGCCCAGGCCGAAGCCTTCTACGTCGACAGCGGCCTGACGTACCGCGGCGCGACTACGGGTCATGTCACTGGCCTGGACCATCTGGAAGGGCAGGAGGTCGACATCCTGACCAACGGCGCAGCCCATCCTCGTCGCACTGTCGTCGCGGGCCGTGTTGACCTGCAGTTCCCTGCGGAAGTCATCCATGTGGGCCTGCCGACGAGTTGCGCCGTGGCGACCATGAGCCTGGAAGCAGGATCGGCCGGCGGCACTGCACAGGGAAAGCTCAAGCGGATCACAAACCTGATCGTCCGCATGTACCGAAGTCTGGGCGGGAACGTGGGCCCGGCGCGCGACAAGACCAACACACTGAACTTCCGCCGGCCGTCGCAGCCAATGGGTAGCGCGCCGCCCCTGTTTACGGGCGACAGCGACCCTATCCCATGGCCTGGCGGGTACGAGCGGGGGACTCAGATTTGGTACACGAATGAGCAGCCGCTGCCCGTCACCCTGGTGGCGCTGATGCCCGTGGTGGGTACGAGTGACGATCGATGAAGATAGTCCGGATGACCGCGGCGCACGTCCAGGCCGTGCAACTGCAGGAGGCCCAGGCGTTCGCGATGCCGATGATCAGCGCCGAGCATGCGCAACAGCTTGTGGCGGCCGACGGTGTCGCGTGGGCCGCGCTAGTTGGGGACGACGTCATTGCCTGCGCCGGGATCGTCCAAGCTCACGAGCAGCGCGGCATGGCCTGGGCGATGTTCTCCGAGAGGGCCCTGCGTCAGTTCAAGCTGATTCACCGGGTGGTTCGGGCGGTCCTGAACGGGGCCAAGTGGCGGCGGATCGAAATGACCGTGGACGCCAACCATGCCGCCGCTATCGCCTGGGCCGAACGGCTCGGGTTTGAACGCGAAGGCCTCATGCGCGCCGTGACCCCTGACGGGCGCGACTGCTTTCTCTATGCAAAGGTGAAGTGATATGGATCCAATTTCGGCGTTTCTCGTCGCGAATGCCGGCACGATCGCGGCCGTCTCCGGCGGCGTCGGTGCCATCGGCTCCGTCATGCAGGGCAGCGGCGCCGCGTCCGGCTACAACCAACAGGCCGACGCGTCGGAGCGCAATGCCACCATCGCCGAGAGCCAGGCCCGGCAGGCATACGACGCAGGCTTGCAGAACGAACTCGGGCAGCGCCGCAGTGCCTCTCAGCAGCAAGCCGACATCCGCGCGTCCGTTGCTGAATCGGGGCTGGACCCCAGCAGCGGATCGGCTCTGGCGCTTCAGCAGCAGTCCGCCGAGAACTTGGAAATGGACGCCCTGACGACGCGCTACCAGGCGCTTCTGCAAGGCAGCGCCTATGAGCAGCAGGCGACCATGGACCGCTTCACCGCCAGAACGTTGCGGGCATCTGGGAAGGACGCGAAGCGTTCCGGGCTGCTGGGTGCGGCCACGACCGCCCTGACGTCTGCCGCTGGCTATGGGCTATCCCAGCTTGCTCCGGCTGCCGCTGCAGGTTCTGGCCTGCGAGCTGGTAGCGGCGTTGGCCTACGCGTCGGCAACGTCGCACAGTACTGGAGGTAATCGATGGCAACCCGTGTCCCAATTCAAGTCGCGCAGCAACGCCAAGCCGTGCCCGTTGGTACCTCCGTGCCGCGCGTCCCCATGGCCGTGGCCGCAGACACATCCGGCGAGGCCGTATCTCGCGTAGGGGCTGGCCTGGGACAAGTCGCGGCGGCTGCCGATCGCCTGCAAAGGGAGCAGTCCACCGCCTGGGTGTCGAAGGCCGCCAGCGACGACCAGATCAAATGGCTTCAGCGCTTGAACGAAATGCAGGACACCGCCGCTCCGGGCGCGCCGGACTTCACCCCGAGCTTGCTTAAGGAGTTCGACGACTACAGCGCGCAAGCCCTGGAGAACGCTCCAGAGGGGACGCGGCCCTTTTACCGCGAGCAGTTGACCCGTCAGCGCACCTACCTTGGCCTGCGCGCGGTCGAGTTCGAATCAAAAAGCCAGCGGTCCTACATCACGTCGCAGTACCAGACGGGCATGGAATCGGACGCCGCGACCATCGCCCTGGACCCGTCGCAGTACCGAGAGCGCCGCGCGGCGCGTGTCGCGGCGCTGCAATCATCTAGCCTTCCTGATGGTGTCAAGGCCAAGCTGCTGGACGAGTCAGAATCCACGCTTGCCTACGCCGCTGGCGCTGCGACGATCGACCGTGACCCGCATGGCGCGGTTCAGGCATTTGATGCGGCCGCGCGTGGCGAGTCGTCCGCAGGGTACGAATGGGTTCGCTTTCTGGATTCCGACAAGATCCAGCAGCTACGGACGCGCGCGCAGACGCAAACGGACCGCATCGATACGCGGGCCCGCGTGGAGCAGGACCGATCCATCGCCCGTGCGCAGCGGGCCGTTGGCGAGGCGGATAAGCAGGTGTCGACCGGCCTGCCGGCCCGCACCGACGACATGCTCCGCTGGTCGAGCATGGTCCAGGGCACCGAGTATGAAGCACAGTTTCGGGAAATGATGCGTGGCCAGGACGAAGTCCAGCAGGTGCTGCGGATGCCCGTGGACGCGCAGCAGGCATACATCCAAGACAAACGCCTGCAGCAGCAGCGATCAGGCGCCAGTGTCACGGACGCCTCGAATCTGGATCGCCTGTCGCGCGCGGTGGAATCCAACACCAAGATGCTCCGCGAAGCTCCCCTTTCCTGGGTGGAGAACCGATCTGCCCAGCCAGTGGCGGCCCTGGACTTCGGCCAGTTGGCCACCCCGAACGGCACCGCCGCGCTGGGGCAAGCGCTGCGCGATCGGTCTGACGTCATTCGAGGCCTGCAACGCGCGAACCCCGCTGGAGCCGTCCTGATGAGGCCGCTCCTGGCTGCGGAGGCCGAGCAACTATCCAGCACCTTTAAGCAGGCCGGCGCCCGCGAGAAGCGGCAGATTCTGGGGCAACTGTATTGGGCGGCTGGTTCGCCTGACACCTATCAGGGCATCGTCGGCCAAGTGGACGGGATAGACCCGATGATGGCGCGCCTCGGGCGACTGGCCGGGAGCTACGAACAGACGAAGCTGCAAAACAATTGGTTCTCCCCGGATGTTGTGCAGTCCGCTGGCGACGCCGCGGCGACAGCCATTGCAGGCGACGAGATCCTTCGGGGCGGTGGCAAGGCCGGCGCACTCAGCTATCCGCTGCCGAAGGACAACGAATTCACGCAAGCCATCGCCAACAAAGTCGGGAAGCTATACCGCGGCGCGACCGCTGGCGACAGCAGCGGTCAAGCCTTCATGCAGGACGCCTACGCGGTAAAGGCCTACTACGTGGGCAAGGCCGCGCAGGAGGGCGACCTGTCACCCGACGTCAATTCTTCCCGGCTGGACCAGGCGATTACCGCCGTCCTTGGGCAGCCGGTCAACTTCCATGGCAACGGCGAAGTGCTTGCCCCTTGGGGAATGAACGAAGCGGATTTTCTGGATAGGGCCAATCGAACCGTGGCGCGGGAGATCTCCGATCGTGGCCTTCAGGAACAGCTCGGACGGAGCATGTCTAACAGCGGCTTGATAGGCGTTGGCGCCGGTGCTTACGCGGTGACCCTGGGAGGAATCCCGGTGCGAGATCCGAAGTCCGGACAGCCGATCATCATCCAGATGGCACCTGACGCAGACGCCGGCCGGGATGAGTTCGGACGGCGTTTAAGCGACATGATTCCAGGGGCACCGCAATGATGAACCTTGACGAGCAGCGCCTGCGCGAGGTCAACGCGGCAGCGCGCACGCCTAACGAAATCCAGGGGCAGGCAGAGCCGGGTGCGCTGAGTGGGGTGGTTTCCGAGATCCCGCGTGGCGTCGCCCGGGGCGCCGCCAAGGTTCAGGGGGCTCTTACCAGCATTGCCGGCCAAACCTACCAGCCGGCGCTGGACGCCCTTGAATCGGTTACCGGCGTCCGTCCGCTGAACCCTTTCGATCCACTGACCCGTGCGTCCGACGAGGCTGTCCGTCAATACGCACCCGATCCTTTGACCACGGGCACGGCCGGCCAGGTCGTCAACGGCGTGGCGGACGTGCTAACTCAGGTCGGGCTGGGCACTGGCCTGTTCGCCGCTGGCGGGGCGTCTGGGGTCTCGCTGGCCTATGGCGGTGCGGTGACAGCCGGCGGCGCGACCGGGCGGTCCAGATTCCAGGAACTGCGCGAGCAGGGCGTTGATGCTGATACGGCGGCGAATGCGGCCTTCGTGGATGCTGTTACGACGGGCGCTGGCGTGCTGGTGCCGGGCGCGATCGGGTATAGCGGCATCGCCGCGCCGGCAGCCGCGCTCGGCGTGCGAACGGGGGCCCGCGCCTATCTGGGCACCAACGTCGCGTATGGCGCCGCCACCAACATGGCCATGGGGATCGGCCAGCGCGCGTCGACCTACGAGCTGCTCAAGGGCGCAGGGTACAACGCGATGGCGGAGCAATATCGGCCGCTGGATGGTGCTGCGCTGGCTGCCGAAGGGATCCTGGGTGGGATCTTTGGGGCAGTCGGTTCCGCGGCTGGCTTGCCAATGCGCGCGGGCGCCACGGTGGATGCGGCACTGGCGGCACGGGACGCGGCACATACCGGGCTTGGGACCGCGCCGGGTGTTCCCGCAGAGCCAGCGACGGCAAACTCGCATCGATCGGCCATAGAGGAAGTGCTGTCGGCGGACGCCCAGGGCCGCGCAGCTGACGTCGGCCGCACCGGCGTACAAGATCAGGTGTTCATGCCCCGCGCCAGCGACCCAGCGCCGGCGCGCCAGGCGCTCGGATACTACGCTGATGAGCTTCCCGCCGGCCAGCGCTTCCTACCCTCTCAGCGGATTGTCACGGTTGACCTGACGGCCCGGCGTGGCCTGCGCTTCGATGCCCCTGAATTGAACGAATATGCCGCTTCGGTTGAACAGCAGTACGGATTGCCAGGCGGCCTGCTGAACGCGCTCAAGAACGCCGGGGAGCGGAGCAACAGCAATCAGGTCAGTCCCGCGGGCGCGCGCGGCGTCATGCAGTTTATGCCCGATAACCTTCGCAAGTACGGGGTGACGGACGCCAGTGACCCGGTCCAGATGATCGACGCAGCCGGTCGCTACCTGCGCGACACCATGCGCCAGTATGGTGGTGACGTGGATGCGATGATCGCGGACTACAACGGCGGCCCGCGCCAGGCGCGCGAGGTCCTGGCAGGACGCCAGCCGCGGGCCAAGGAAACCCGCGACTATTTGGCGCGTGTGCGCGAGTACCTTGGGCGCGACACCTGGGCGACTCGAGGGCCTGCGGAAGAGGGGGCACCTTTCCAGCGGTTCCCAACGGAACAGGCCAGGGCAGCCGCCAACATCGAGCAGGAAATCGGCTCGGTGGAGGCCGAACGGGCCGATTTGCTGGCGACCTTCGGTCGAGCGGCCGATCTGCGCGAAATCTCTTCAGTGCGTGCCGAACTGGTTGAATTGACCGCTCAGCGTAGCAATCTCAACTCGGACGCGCTGCCCCGTCAACGCGCCAAGGAGATCCAGGCGGAGACGCCGCGCACGAGTTACAAGCAGGCGCTTTCCCTGGCCAATCGAGAGATGCGCGCCGCCGCGCAGGCGCTGGACGGCCAGATTTCCCGGTTGCAGGGCTTTGTGGAGAGCAATCAAGGGGCCGCACAGGCTGCCCAACGTCTGGCTGATTTGGACATGCGCCTGGCGGATCTTGAGCAAAACCGGACCGCCATTGAAGCGCCAGCAACCAAGCCAGCCGCCATTGCGACGGCCGTTCAGGAAATGGCAGCGCAGCGTGGGGCTCAGCCTAGACGCGGTGATATCGCACCGGGTGGCCGCCAAGTTCAGGAAGCCGCCGTCAGCCAGCCGGCACCGGCCGGCGCAAACGCCCAGGGAGTTCGGCCGATGGACGGCGCGGCGCGCGCACCACAGGCGCAGCCAGCGGTTGCCGCCGAGTCGGCAGTCCAATCGCCGCGGGCGGGCACCGGCGATGCAGCGCCAGTAGATATGGAAACTCAGGCGGGACTCGCCCGCCTAGACGAACTTGGTGACATTCGCGTGCGCGAAGAGGACGCCGATGGAAACGTGCGGGAAGTCTCCTTGCGCGATCAACTTAACGAAGTGCAGGCTGAGCGGGCCTATAGCCGGCCGGAAGGTTTCCGGGCGGCCGTGGCCTGCTTCCTGCGATTGGGGGCATGATGAGGCAGGAATGCATCGAAGCGGTTTCGCAAGCCCTGGGGCGCAGTTTGACGCAGGCGCAAAGCCGGGACATTGAAAACCGCATTGCAAGGGCTATGCGGCAGATCGCGGCAGATGACCTGAGCGCCTGGCGGGCGATGAGCGAGGCCGATCGCCTGAGTGCGGCGGCCGAGCGCGCGGCGACGGACATGCAGGCGGAGGTGGCGCTGAAAGAGCGCCGCATCGCGTTGACAGCGCTGCGACATGACGCGGTCAAGTCCTATCTGGAAAAGTCGACATTCAGCCCAGTCGACGCGCTTGCCAGGTCTCTGATGTTCTATGCGGATGGGAAAAGCGGCACGCTCTCGGTGGAGAGTACGTCGCAGGCGATCAGAAACCACGCACTAGGGCAGATGCTGGACGTGTTTGATACGGCCAAGGGCGGACTGCTGGGCCTGGTGACAGACCCGGCCAAAACCTTGGCCATCGCGCGTGAACTGCGTGGGACGAAGACGGGCGACGCTGACGCGGCGAAGGCTGCCAAAGCCTTCAGTGAGGTCGCAGCTCAGCTGCGAGACCGCTTCAACCGGGCCGGCGGTAACGTGGGACGGCTGGAGAACTGGGGGTTCCCCCAGGCCCACAGCCAGCCGCTGGTTGCAACCGGCGGCGGTAAGCTCAAGGGCGACGCGGCGCGCGCGATGTGGGTGGACGATGCGATGACCGGTCTGGATCGTAGCCGGTACGTCAATGAGGACGGCTCCCTCATGTCCGACACTGAGGTGCGCGAGCTGCTATCCGCTGCGTGGGAGACGCTGTCCACCAACGGGGCCAACAAGATCGAGCCGGGCAGGGGGCTGCCTGGCCGCGGTCTGATCGCCAACCACGGCAGCGCCGAGCGCATATTGCATTTTCAGGATGCTGAGAGCTAAATCCGATACGCCGAGAAGTACAGCGAATCGACCATTCTGGAGACAATGCAACGGCACGTCGAAGGCATGGCTCGGGATATCGCACTGACCGAGACCTTTGGCCCGAATCCGCATCTGGCGTTCAGGTACTGGCGGGAACGGGCAACGCAGCAGATGAAAATGCGGGAGCCTGACCGCACCGAGAAGATTGAGGCGAAGGCGCGCTGGCTGGACACGGTGTACCAGAACACGGCCGGCACTAAGGAACCGCCCGTCAATGCGGCGCTAGCCGAAGGCATGGACACCTACAAGGCCCTGAACGTTGCCTCCCGGCTTGGCTCTGCGTCCCTGGTTGCTGCGATCACCGACCCAGCGACCAACGCCCTGACTGCCATCCACAACGGCATCCCTGTATGGCAGGTGATGGCGAATGAAGTCCGCACCCTCAACCCCGCGGATGCCACAGACCGGCGCGTCGCGTTGCGCGCAGGCCTGGGCATCAACCAATACCTGGGCGCCATGAACCGCTGGGGTATGGACGGTATGGCGAGAGATGGGCAGGTCTCCGGCCGGATCGCGCGCTACGCCGGCGGCATGGCCAGCGCCGTCATGAAGTTCTCGGGGATGAACGCTGTGACCCGCGCCGGGCAGCAGGCATTCGGCTCTGTGCTGCTAGATTCCCTGGGTGAAATGACGCGCGCGGCAGGGGGCTTGGATGCAGCGCCCAACGCTCGCCTCGCGCGGCGCTTGAAGGACGCGGGCATCGGTGAAGCGACGTACAGCGTTTGGAAAATTGCACAGCCCGAGGATTGGCGTGGGATGGGCGATTCCGTCCTAACGGCCGAAAGCATCTACCGCATACCGGACCAGGCACTCGAAGCGATGGCGCATGCCGAAGGCACGACGCCGGCAAGACTGCGCGAGCGTGCGGCGACCGAGCTCATGGCCTATGTCGACGGTGAAACCAACATGGCGATCATCGAGCCTGGTGTGCGTGAGCGGACGGCTTTGTATGGTGGCACGCGACGGGGTACCGTCGGCGGCGAGGTGCTGCGCGGTGCTTTGCAGTTCAAGGCGTTCCCGATTTCCATCCTGATGCGCCACGGTGCGCGGGCTATGTCCAGGCCCACCGGAATCGGAAAGATTGGATACAGTGCGGCGCTGATAGGACTGACAACGCTGCTGGGCGGCGTGGCGCTGCAGCTTGGCGAAGTGGTCTCCGGCCGCGACCCGCAAGACAGCACCAATCCACAGTTCTGGACCCGCGCGCTACTGAAGGGCGGGGGCCTGGGGATCTTCGGTGATCTGATGTTCCAGGATTACACCCGGTACGGTTCGTCGGTGGGCGCGCTGGCCGCCGGCCCGCTGGGAGGCGATATCGAGGATTTGACCAAACTGGTATTGGCAAACATCCAGCGAGGCGCAGAGGGAAAGGAAACGGACGTGGGAGCACGTGCGGTGCGCATGCTCAAGGGGAAAACCCCATTCGCCAACCTCTGGTACACGAAGGCGGCAACCGACAGGCTTCTGTTTAACCAGCTGCAGGAACTGGCCTCGCCCGGCTACCTCAACCGCATGGAGCAGCGCGCCCGAAAGGAGTTCCAGCAGCAGTACTTCTGGAGGCCCGGAGAGGTTTCGCCGGGCAGGGCGCCAGACCTAGGGCGCATCCTCGGGGAGTAGCTGGGCCGCCTTCGGGCGGCTTTTATTTTCCGCAGAAGTCTGCGCGCGCGCGCGTAGAAAGTGACGAGCAATCTCCCAGGGTTGCGCGCCATGACCGTCTCTTCCGAAATCTCCGAAGTTAGCTACGACACCGACGGTGTGACGACCTCGTTCCCGGTGCCGTTCTACTTTCTGGCCAATGACCATCTGCGGGTCTGGCTGTTCTATGAGGACACCGGTGCCGAGGTTGACCTTGTCCTCGGGTCCACCTTTCTGGTAACGGGCGCAGGCAATCCGGCCGGCGGAACGGTCACCACGTCGACCGCTTATCCAGCGGGCCCAAAGCTGCGCATTGAGCGGGTTGTGCCAATCACGCAGGAAACGGCGTACCAGCGCAATGACCCCTTCCCGGAGCGTGCGCACGAGCGCGCGCTGGACAAGCTGACCATGATCTGCCAGCAACTGGCAGGATTTTTTGGCTTGCTGCCTGGCTCGACACTTCGCGCGCTGTTGCTCGGCCGAAATGACGTGGATGGCCAGGGCGCCTACCGGGCACGGAACAACCGCATCCAGGACTTGGCCGACCCCAAGGCGAACCAGGACGCGGTCAACCGCCGATCGATGTTCTCGTTCGTCACCGACTACGTGGACAAGGCTATCGCCGGCGTCGTGGGCGGATTCGGCTGGTTCCTGCAGGCTGGCATGGGCGCGATCTTCCGCACGTTCCAGGACAAGATGCGTGACACCGTCAGCGTCAAGGACTTTGGGGCGAAGGGTGATGCAGTTACTGATGACCGGGATGCCATCATCGCCGCCGATGCAGCCGCCGCAGCTGCGGGCAAGACAGTCTGGTTCCCGGCTGGTGTTTATCGTTCTTCCGATGGCATCGAGAAGATGGCGAAATGGCGGGGCGAGGGTGCACCCGTGATTGGTGTGTTCCCAGTCATTGATGACAAGCGATTCTTGCGTCCGGGGCAGAAGAATCTGATTCCTGGCACCAGTCTTCTGTTCACCGGGTCCGGCACGCTTACGAAGGCCACGCCCCGGTCAGATATGTTCTCCAGCTTCACATACTGCGTGCGAGATGTGGACCGTGGCAGTTCCATGGAAGGCATGGCGATCATCCTGGATTGCGACGTCTACGATGCTGGCGGTAACCTCACGTTGCCGGCCGACGACAACCGCGCGTCCTATGATGTGGGCCGATTCATCGACGACGCCTCGCAATGCTACTCGCGCGACGTGGCCGTGTTCGGCTACTTCCCGAAGGCTGGCACTGTCGTGTACAGCCAGATCGGCAACGACGACCCCGACTACAACATCTTTGATGAATGCTCGACCATGGGCAAGTACGGCCTGGCGCTCATCGGTGGCGACACGGCCACGCCGATTCCCAACGGGCTGTCGGGCACTCAGGGATACGGGTTCGATATCTGGTCGATGGACCACCACAGCCGCGCGCCGGACAACGCGGCAGCGCAGTACGCGGGCGCCGACGCATGGCGCTGCCTGTATATCGACGTCAACACGACGGTGTCGACCAAGGGCAACGGTCACGCCTTTTATGGCGGCTGCATCCGCACCTACGCCGATCACCCGCTGGGCCTGGACCACTGCAATAACGTGCGCTTCTACGGCACGGTGTTCGAAGAAACTAGCTGGGGCGTGACGGGTTCTACCACCACCACCCACCTCGCCACGGTCAGCACGACGGACGTTTCCTTCATCGACACTCGGCATTCCAAGGATTCGCTGTTCCATGCCGGATTTGCTGGCGCCATGACGGGCCAGCTTATTGCCATCGGAAGCCCGCTGAACGCATCGGCCGGCATGGTGGTGTCTGTGCGCGACCCTGCGAACAATGGGCAGTTCAACTGGACTCGTGTGAGCGCTGATGGTATCAGCGGCGACCCCTACATCCAGCTTGGAACTGGCTCTGTGGCATCAGCAAACACAGGCTGGTCTATGCGTCGTGACATCGACGCCAGCAACATATTCGACCTGCGATACAACGCGACCAGCGTGGCGCAGCTATCCACGGCTGGCCTGTGGGTACCCGAAGTGGACAATGCCAAAAAGATGCGCCACCAACGCGCCGGCGCCGCTATTTCGTCGGGTGCAATTGCCTTCTCCCGGACCTGGGCAATCGTCACGACCGGGACCGGCAGCGGTGGAACTCTCCACACCATAACAGGTGGTACCCAAGGCGACGAAATCATCATCACGGCTGGCCTGACCGCGGAACCGATCACCATTGACACCGCCGCCGGCAATATCCGTATTGGTGCTAACACAGTTGTCTCCGGCTTCGTCAACCTCTGCCTTGTCTACAACGGCAGCTTCTGGGTCAGGAAGAGCGGATGAGCACACCGCCTACTGATCTACAGGCGCTGCATGCACAGATCCAGCAGTGGCGACAGGAAGAGCGCTTGGACATGGCCGCGCACCATGCCGAGAACAAGAACGAGATGGAAGCGCTACGCCGGGAAATGCTGGCGCTCTCATCGGCCGTCAAAACAGCATTCCCCGGCGGCGACTTCGACGGGCACCGGCGCTATCACGAACTGCTGATTGCCCGGGAAGAACAACGCCAGCAGATCCGCCGCGAGGTCATCACGCACCTGCTCAAGGGCAGTACCTGGGCCATGCTCCTGGGGCTGTTCTGGATGGTCATCAAACACGGCAAGGACTACCTCAAATGAACATGATCGAGGACTGGCGGCGCAAGTTCCCACGCTTGTGGAGCGTGCGCCTTGCGCTGCTGGCAGCATTGCTGTCCGCCGTCGAGGTGTGTATGAATCTGTGGCTGACCGGCAAGCCGCCGCTGATCGTGATCGGCGCGGGCCTCTTTTCCCTGTGCGCGGCTGTCGCGCGCGTCGTTTCCCAGCCGAGGCTGAACAATGAAGACCGGAACTAAGCGAACCCTGCAGGGGACCGTAGGGGCGGGCGCCGCGGCTATTCTGCTTTCCATCGTGCCCAAGTTCGAAGGAGTGGTGCTGCGCGGCTACAAAGACCCCATCGGGATTGTGACCGCCTGCGCCGGCCACACTAAGACGGCGGTGCTGGGCAGGCCGTACACGCCCGAGGAATGCGCGGTGCTGCTAGATCAGGACCTGGTCGAGCATGCCCAGGGCGTTCTTGCCTGCACGCCGGCACTAGCCGGCCACACGAACCAGACGGCGGCGGTTGTGAGCTTCGCCTACAACGTCGGGGTAGGCGCGTACTGCCGATCGATGACGGCGCGACGGTTCAACGCCGGCGAGTGGGCGGGCGCGTGCCGTGCCATGAACCAGGCTGACAGCGGCAAGCCGCAATGGGTATGGGCTGACGGCAAGATGCTGCCCGGCCTGGTGACACGCCGCGCCGCAGAACGTGCGTTGTGTGAAACGGATCTGCCGCAATGACCCCGCTGCTGCGCGCCGCTCTGCCATACCTGGTCGGCGCTGCCCTGGTGGTGGCGGCCGTGCTGGGCGTGGGCTGGTACGGCGCGCATAGGGAGGCCGCTGGCGTTGCCCGCACGCAGTTAGAGGCGGCCGCCAATGCCCGGCAGATAGAGGCGCAGTACCGGCGCCAGGAACAGGAAGTGGCGGCC